GGACTTATTCGATTGCTGTAACCATCTTTATGAGTCACCGTACAGGTCAGCATCCGAGCCTGAGCCCTAATTATACCCATTTATTTTATTTTTTTACAGGAATGTGTTGATGTTTGGGCATGGCAATTTGGACAAATTATTCTTAGATTTTCTAATTTATGATTAGAATTATTTCCATCAATATGATCTAATTCTAAAGGAACCGGTTTGCCCATCCATATTTTAATTTTGCATATTTCGCATTCTTCTTCTTTTATTCCTTCTTTTATTAATCTTTTTCTTAACTTACTTGATCCATATTGAGGATGTTTTCCTGATAATATATCATTTAGATTAATGCAGTTTGGAGGCGTTTCACCTTTCATCCCCCTGCCCCCCTGGTTAGGCTTAAAACATCCTAATCTTTTTGCAATCCTAGCAAAAGTTTTATATGGTATATTCAAAGAAATAGCAGCTTCTATCATGGTTTTATTTTGATCGCAAGCTTTTTTTACATCTTCGTAATTCTTTGAATGCCTTTTTTCAAATAAAGTTGGGGTTTTATTAATTGTCATACGCGTTTATTTTATATATCATCCGCGTATGACAAAATAAATGTGCCTTCTGAGGGACTCGAACCCTCACGTCTTTCGACACATGCTCCTAAGGCATGCATGTACTACCAATTTCATCAAGAAGGCATGTTTGTCGGGGAAACACGACTCGAACGTGCAAAGGAACTAAGCCACCCGGTTCCAGGCCGGGACCGCTACCATTTACGGACTTACTCCCCGAATTCTTTAATAAATCTTTTAACCTGAGTATGAGATACATTCCATTTTTTAGAAAGAATTGTAAGCCATCCCCTAGATTTATTAATGTTTTGAAAATCCTCTTTTCGAAGTTGAATCTCGTCTGAGGATAATTTATTAGCATTATTTTTGGAAATTAGATCCTTAGTATGCTGGGATAAAATCTTTCCCTTTTGATCATAATTCCATCCTTTACTTTTTATTATTCCTTCCTTATAAAGAGTTTTTAAGGTTTTGGAAATATTTTCTCCTGCTTTTAATTTAATGTAGGGATTTCGATTAATATATTCCCATCCGCCCAATCCCCCCTTCATTAAATTATAGCAGTGAGTATCCAATAAAAGATTTTCATTAACTATTTCTGCTTCAAAATTTAATGCTTCTTGATAAGTATCAAAAAAGAATAATATATCTTTTTTAAAATTTTCCTTACCGTATTTTTTTATAGCGTATTTTATTCTTTTTCCGGAACCCATATAACCATCTTCAAGATTATTAGTTTTATGAACTCCATAATAAAAATTGCCATTTATTTTATTTTCAACTCTATAAAAATAGTTTACCATTCGAACCCATGTTTGTTTATTATATGTATTCGAGAGTGAAGAGTTTTAAATTTAAACTGAGAAAGTCGTAAAGAGCGTTTTTCTTTAGCGCGTCTACCAATTTCGCCATATCCGCCGAAGCGAATAGAGGGGCTCGAACCCCCACGCCATTAAGGCACCTGTTTCCAAGACAGTTCGAAGTAACTCTAAACATTACTACAGTTTTGTTGTCCTCCCAGGGCTCGAACCTGGAGTCTCCTGATCCAGAGTCAGGCGTATTAGCCAATTCTACTAAAGGACAATGAAAAAATAGGATGGACCGAATGGCCTTTTTAAGGAGATATTTTCACGTGACTATCCCCTCCTATCTTAGTGCAGATACGAGGACTCGAACCTCGACTATCGGTGATCTTCCTTACTTACTGCTTTTATGATCACTTATTAAACAGCTTTTAAGAAGGCCGATCTCCCGTTTCTCATCTGATTTGACTGTTCTAGAATTCAATCCAGATTACTAAACAGGGGCGTTTACCCTTTCGCCATATCCGCTTTATTTTTTGCCATATCTCCATCCTTGCGGAATTTGATCTGTATTTTTTATTTTCTTAATTTCTTTTCCGTTTGTAATCCATTTAGTTCCAAATTGGGAATTTTTATTACCTTTTTGATAAGTATGTCCTTTATGTTTTAAAGACATTTGGATTTTAGTTTCTTCAGAATGGGTTTTATCTTTAAATCCCCAATTATCCGGAGGGGATAAATTTAATTCATGAAATCTCTTAGCTTGTCTTTTCTTGTGCCATTCTAAATAAATTGGATCTTTCCATTGGGATTCTAATCCTGCAGTAGTACATTTTTTATGATGTTCTTCATTTATAAATCCCCCGGATCCCCCAGATTTTAAATTCATGCAAGAAGGATCTTGCAAAAAAGACTCATTAACTATTTCCTTTTCTCTTTCAAAAAGTTTTCCCTTATCTTCAAAGAACTCTAATCTTTCAATTTTAAAATTTTCTATTCCATACTTATTAATAGAATATCTTAAAATTTTTCCAGACCCTAGATAACCATCATTAAGATTATCTGTTGAATGGACCCCTATATAAAATTTACCATTTATTAAATTAGTAGTTTTATAAAGAAAGTGAAATTTCTTTTTTTCTCGTCTTGGCATATAGGTTTTATTCTATATATCTTCAAAACGAGGCGAAAAAGACGCAGTGCCGCCGGAGGTACTCGAAACCTCTAGCTGGGGTTTTACAGACCCGTCTTCTGCCCTGGATCGTCGGCATTTAAAATAAACTTCTGGGGTAGGTTATTTATGTATAAAAAGTTTATTTTGTCGGGGTGGCCGGGCTCGAACCGACGACCTTATGGTCCCAAACCATACGCGCTACCAACTGTGCTACACCCCGAATTGCCAGGCTTTCTGTTACCACCCTGGTTAGGTAAGATAGAATCAGTTCCGGAACTGTCTATCGCGCTTCGTTTCATGCTTGAACGTTACTGAGCAGAGGAGGTACGGCACGCTTCGTTGCCCCGAAAGGAATCGAACCTTTACTGACCAAGATCCAAAGTCTTGCGCGCTACCGTTACGCAACGGGGCAAAGTTTTAAGGGAAATTGCATCTTTTTAGTATAGAAACCTATAGATTCCGTAGAGATAGTCCATAGGGTTCGGTCCTACCGTTCCTATTTCATTCTAACTCGATGCAGGCGAATGGCAAGAAGCTTTTCAGCTTGTTAAATCGGAGATGCATCGTCCTATTAACCTCTCTACTGCTATCCATTCAAATCCCTAATCCCTTAGAGCCGACTGGGGGACTCGAACCCCCGGGACCGTTAGGTGCGGGTTTACAAAACCCGTGCTGTCGCCACTGAGCCAAGTCGGCATAAACTGAGAAAACCGAAAGAGTATTTTTTCTAAATTATTCCGGTGTGTTTGTATCTTTCACCATTCCCCCAAAAAAGCTGGTGGGGGAAGAAGGGTTTTCACCTCCAAGCTCCGAAGAGCGCCGAATTTACCAAATTGTCGAAGTAACTCTTTTCATTACTACAGTTTAAAAGTTAGTTGAGAAATTTGATTCGAGTGTCTTTTTTTAGAATTACGATCTACGAAGTAACCCGCAATCTTACTACAACTTAGAGACGAGGGTGGGATTCGAACCCACGTGTGCGAATGCAAACGGTTTTGCAGACCGTCCTTTTCAACCACTCAAGCACCCCGTCAGGGAAACCAACATGTCAAAGATCGATGGGACTAAAAAAGTCCCGAATTTTTTAAGGACCCGGGACTTTTGATTACACAGAACATATCAGACAATCAAACATCCCAATCCTGAAGACCATATTGTAAAGCAACCGATAAATCAAGCTCCGGGTTTTCTCGGAGATGTTGTATCGTTGAAGCTATCACCTCGGCCTGCAAGCCATAAGGAGCTGCTTCATGTAGAGCTTGACCAATCAAGTCTACTGCTTCCAACAATGTATGATCTTTTTTTGCCATTAATAAAAATGTTGTTTTTTATTTATAGGGCAAATATATGAAAAGATCTTAAAGAACAAAAACTTTTTCCGTTAAAAGTTCGTTAAAATAAAAAACCCTCCTTGGTTGTCCGAGGAGGGTGAAGAATGTATCTAGTATGAGAACTTTCTACTTTTATCGGTACACCCTCTCAGAAACTCCACATGGGAGTTGCTCCTGTGTTAAGGTTAAATTTAGGGTCGGATAATATGATAGAAAATTTCTCATCTAATTTATATCTTGTAATGTATATACTCGCGAAGAATGAAAAAGTTTTGTTACTTAGCGTAAAAATTTTCAACCATTTCTATTTCTTCTCTTTTTTCTTCAATCCTGATATTTAATGTTTCTTTTACTAGTTCCGGGTTTATAACACCTTTTGATTCGACCAATTTCGTGTAAGCTGTAGCTAATCTCATGCATCCTGCTAATTGATCGGAATTTGTACATGAATCTATAATGCTAAAAACTTTTTTAATAGGAACGAGGTTTTCCATATATTAAATTATTTTTCTATATATTCATTAATAAATTCATCAGAATTGCTTCCATATTTTTCAACATTAATATTATTATTAATAATGAAATTAAACCAATCTTTTTCCATTAAATCAACAGATTTTAATTCTTGATTTCTGTGTCTATCCATTAACCATCTAACAAAAGGCCAATTATTGGCTATTTCTAAAACAAGACAATTTCGATTATATTTAGTTTGTTCTGGAGGGATTTGATCTTCAGATTTAGGAGGGAAAAAATCCCGGAAAAATACGTGTGCCATTTATTTCTTTCCTCCAAAAATATCCCCAAAATTACTAAAAATATCTTTCATTGAATTAGAATCAATCTTTCCATTACTTGATAAAAAATGTTCAGAACATGATTTGATCACGATATAATGATATTCGGATCCATATTTCTTTTTACAAAAATCCTCAAGCTTTGATTTTGCATGTAGCTCAGAAAGACAATTTTTTACAATCATTTCTTTTCCGAAGAAATTCTGAAGCATACAATGTACTTCGTACTTAATGAGAAATGCTTTATACATGTCTTTAATATTTAAAGACAAATATACAAAAAATTACTTTAGAAAAAAATTATCTCTGTAAATTTTTCTTAAATAATCTTGCAAAAAGTCCTTTTGTACACTTTTGAGCTGCAGCTTTTTTCTCTAGATTTTCTGGAGTTGAATCAGCATCAATAGTTGTCCAAGCTTCCCATTGAGAACCCCAATCAGAAAATTTGAGATAAGTATATCCTTTATCCCCCCATGCAGTACTCCATGAATTTCTAATGATGAATGAATCCTTTAGCCATCCAGCTACACAAACTGCGTGACCTCCGATCATTTGCTGACCTGTAAAATCAGGTTTCCAGAATTCCATTTTTTCTGGATTATAAACTGGAAATGCAATATAACAAGGTCCATTTGCAAAAAGAGCTTTCTTTAATCCATCTAAGAGATCTATTCTTGCATACCCGGCTATTTTATATTTAGCTGCTTCATCACGAAGCTCTGCATTAAGAGTTTCCTCATTGAGATCTTCAAGTTTTCCATAGGGATAATGCTTTTCGGGAACTATACCAACTTTATTTAAAATTTTCATAGTATCCCTTGGAGTCATTCCTTCCATTCCATAGGATTCCCTTAAGTTATAAACAAACTGAGGAGACATATATCCTTGAAATCCCACATCGACTCTTTCTTGCCAATCTTTCATAGCAGCTGCTGTTTGAGCTGAGCAAGTTCCTTGAGCCCCCTGGTCCCTAATAGCGGGCATTTCTGGGCGAAGATCATAAGTTTCCGGAAGAGTAACATCTGCTGGATAAACAGTACTTAATAAAAAGTCTCTTTCGTCTACAGGACTTCTCTGTAGGTTAAATTTATAATTGGTCATTAACATAATAAAGAATTATTTTCTATATTTATTCAACAACAAAAAACCCCCTTATGCAGGGGGTTTGAATTCAAAAGGATTTTATTTAAAGGTTAGATGCTAATAAAATTGAATCGGATTGTATTTTATAAGGAGAAAAGAAATCCAGTATTTGCTGATCATCCAATTCCATAATCCCCTGATAAGTAGCTATTTCGGTCTTCATATTAATTTCCAAAATATATTTTCTAAGGCTACTTTCATAAGTAGGGGATGTTGCGTATCGGGATCCCTTATAATTAACATATCCTCTATCTCGTGTTAATTGAATAATATCTTTCTTTATGGTATCCCCAGAAGAGGTAATTTTAATGAGATATTTTTCAGTAACAAGTTTTAGATAAGGCTCTATAGATTCATTTGGATTACTATATCTGTGCTTTATTTGCCCATCATCGTATGTACCAACATTCCATACAGAATTAGTTTGAGCAGCAAGACCTTTAGTCCCCATGTGTGATTCTAATAAACCTTGAGCAATAACAAAAGAAACATCCATTTGATATTTATCGCATAAATCGACTAACATTTTTGGATCTATCTTTGTTCCTGGAGCAGCAATTTGAAGATAATTTTTAACTTCTTCAATAAGTTTCGTATTAACTCTTTCTTTAATAGAGGTAATATAGACAACATTTTCCGTTTCCCTTTCATTATCCATAGCAACCAGGGGTGATTCGGTAAAGGACCCAATTACTATGCTAATATAAAAAAGAGCTATTAATATAATAACTTTCTGAAAAAACTTTTTAATCCTTTTGAATCCATTAAAAGCAAGCAAATCTTGTTGGGGATTTGATGTAGTCTTGTCCTTTCCTCGAGTTTGTTTCTTTAATTGTTTCATAATCATTTTTTTAGTTTAACATCGAAACCCTTTTTTTAGCCAAAAGCCATCCCATCGATTTCCAAAGGGTTTTTATTTTAACAGAGATTTGAAGTTTCAGTCTGTAAATAATTTCATTGACTGAATTAAACTGTCCTCATCTGCATCATGAGGCATATCTTGAGTTTCTGATTGTTCGATCTCTTCTTCAATAATTTCTTCTATATATCTCGAAGAAGATATTAAAGGTTCATTCTCTTTCAAAGTTCTAAGAATCATATAGGCTTTGTCTTTTACCTTTCCATCTACAAGTTTCTTTATCTCAAATGCAGGAAACTCATCATCTTCAATAAGTCTAAGAATAGTTCTTTCTCCTTCACCCTCCATTAAAATATAAGTTCCGGCGGGTTTTCCTTTTATAAAATTCCTAACATCTTTAGAAAAAACTCCTCCCTTACCCCGGAGCCATTTTTTAAAAGATTCGGCAGTCATTGCAGAAGGAAGATCTATTCTAACCATGTTTTCCTCTTCTATAGATAAAACAACTCCGTCTACTGAATTAGGACAAATATCTTTTATATTAAGATTATTTAGAGTATAATTCAATATCTTCTCCTCTGATTTCTGTTTTGATGCCATGTATATAGGTTTTAATTATTTAAATTCTTTTATCATTTTTTGAAACTCATTCATCTCTTTTACCATTTCTTCTGGAAAAAACTTTATAGCATCCCTTATCTGTCTTGGATCTTTCTGATAAAATCTACAATATTCGGAAATGGTTTCATTAGAGATTTTTACTTTTTTCTCTTCTTTTTCTTGATTCTTTTTGACCCCTTGCTGATACATCCAATATGGGGTTTTTTGATATTGCTTCCTTAGGTATCTTTGCCACCAGTCTACAGCAGCTTCCATGTTTATCCTAATATGTTGAAGCAATTGAGCCTGAATAGGAAAATTAATAGCCATTCTTCTTTGAATCATAAAGAAATTTTTTCTTTTATCCCCTTTAGTTGCTTCTGCATATTTTGCAGGAGATTCAAACATGGCTTTAGTTAGCTCGAATAATTCCATAAATCTTTTAGTAATTTCCTTTGTAAAAGTTTTAAAAGGGCCCCAGAGAAATCCCTGGGGCCCTAAAAACTTTCAGATAAGATTACTCCTTCTTATCCGTTGGGGTTACACCTTTTGCAAGGTCTTCGGGTTTAATTCCGACGAAGTTAAGGAGCTTACTCATGTCAAAGCCAGTACCCTTAAATCCTTCAAACATTTTGGTAAGAACTTCCACCGGGATGGAACCGAATTTGCCAACGCTTGAACCGTTCTGGCCATTTCCGCCAAAGTCGATAACCTTGACTTCCTGGATGTTCGAGAGGTGAGCAGTTGAAGCTGCCATAACTCCTGCGAATTCCTTAATGACATTAGGTCCGAGTGTCTGAAGAGCATTAAGTACTTCAAGGAACTTACCAGTCTGGTCAAGTTTTGCATAAGCTTCAGCTTTTTCCTTGATACCCTTAGCTTCAGCTGAAAGTTTAGCATAAATTGCCTTACCTT